GCACAAGGCTTCGGGGAAAATATAATGCCCTCGTTTCGAGGTGCTATAATTGCGGGGAAGAAATTGGTTCATGGGTTGGTACGCTGATTGGGTTTTCTGATAGCGATATGGGGTTGAAACAAATACACGAATGCAATAAGTGCTTCAGGTTTCAAAAATTTCACGTTAAGACAATTGGTTATCTTAAAACATTGATTTTTTCGGCACAGTTACATCCTCGCACCACGAAGGAAAAATAACAAGCGGAGAAAGAAATGACATTTACCAAAGACGAATCTATTCTTTCTACCGATGCCTTTACGGTTGTCTCACGAGGAAATTATATCTCAATCACATTTTGGCGAACACAAAGGTCTGTTATGCTAACTATGGATGAGATGCAAAAAAATCTTGAAGAATTGGAACAGCAAATTTCTAAGCTGGATAATTCTCAAAAAATATCACCGAGTTTGTTGAAAACTGAAATCAATATTTAATCAGGAGTCTCAATGGAAAACACGAAGGAAGGATTGACAGTGGAGCAGGAGAAGCGCGTTGTAATTAACAATGAATATGAAGCATTTACAGGTAAGAAGTTTTGGACAAAACCAGTCCGTCACGGTGATGTTGCGTTCGCATCGTGGGAATATCAAATATGGCTCGAAAATGAATTGGTGAAAGCGCGTGAATCCGTTCTCACCGTTCCATCCATACCGCTAACGGAGGACTTGAAATCGGACGAACAAATGAGAACGGTTCTGCCGGGGACGAAGATGAGCGAGAAGAAGAACGTTTCCGGTAAGCCGCCTTTAAGTGAAGGGCATATTTGTTTTGAGCGCGGGCATGCAATGTATGAAGTGTTCAAGTTTAAGAATGCCGCGAATGGGCATAGCTCTGAATGGGGACAGCACAAATGTAGTCGATGCGGCTATGAAGAGAATTGGCAATACGATTTTGTTTAATCATTCAACTTATACGGAGCGAGGAAATGAAAAACTTAATTTGTTGCTTTATCTTGGCGATTATGGGCGCGGCTTCTTTTGGATTATGGGAAAATAACATTTGGGCGGCTCTTTTTATGGTATCGGTTCTTAGTTTGCTCGTGATGCTATTTGATAAACTTGTCCAGGATATTGAGGACTTGCATCTCCGATATCGTGACAAGATTGTGACTGTTGACGGTATTGCACTGCTGTTCGATGAACCTGAACAAAATTCAACCAGTTCGTCGTCTGAACCTATTGAAAAGAAATAGGTTACCAAAATTCTGCTAACTTATTGAGAAACAATAACTTATAGGTTCGTTAAATGACAACAAAAAATAAATTTTTGTCGGTTAACTTATTAGTTTACAATACTTTATTTGCCGTTACTTTGAGTAGCACTTGATTTCCAAGTTTTCTTTTACTATATTATGTGTATAATAAAAGGAGAAAGAGATGAATAAGCTAACACCGGAACAGGAAAAGATATTTGATCAGGAATGGGAACTGAATCGAGAGTTCAACCATACCGATAAGGATGGTGCTCGTGCTATCGTCGAGTATGTTCTCTCCGCCTCCCATCCAGTGGTGACGGAAGAGGAGAATGGGGTGCTGGCGAAGATAAAACTTCCCCTGAAAGCCCAAAGATTTACAACAGCATTCGATTCGAATGGATATGAGATATTCAGTATAGGGGAGATAATGCCGATCGTCCGACTTGAGACAAAAATGATTCTAAATTCCATGCTCGTCAAAGCGTTCAACGAAAAGTATTCGCCAGCCTCATCGTCAAAGCAATAAACAGAATAGGAGAGTGAAATGAATAAGGCAATTCTACGAGATAATGCTTTTGCACATCGTGACATCGAAATCGACGGTATCGATTACCTTGTCATGAAGGAGTCTGAGATCGTCGTAATCGATGAAACACCAGCGGCTGAACCAGAAGCGGCTCCTGTATGAAGAAGGTAAAGACGATCTACATAAAAGAGATTTCGGTGATAGATCCTGACTCGAAACTCGAAGTGCATGTCGGTATCTACAAGGATACGCAAAGCGGTGGGATCTTTGGAGTTGATTCATCGTTTCTGGATCAAACGGATGAAGATATTGTAAGTCCGTTCTCAAAGCCGAATGATCCCTACTTGATGGATATGGAGAATGATCGTGAAAAAGAAGAAAAAGCTATTGAGTCGAATAAAGGAACTTGAAGCATTTGTCGTAGATGTAAGGGACAACTATGATTGCGACGCAGATGCCCATCGCTATGGAACGACTTGTCGTGCTTGTGCTGCCGAGAAACTGATGTCGAAAGAATCTTGATTATGAGTGGTCATCGAGATGCAACAACTAAGGTTGGTCGGGATACCATTCGTGGCTTTTCTCGGAAGCAACGGAAGTATAAGACGGATCGTGAGCGTCGAGAAGCTGAGTTAAAAGTTATTCGGGCTTCGACCAGAAAGAGAAAACGACGAAGAGATGAACGAAGAAAACTGCCATTTTGGGCGAGATAAGGAGTAATGTTGGATGCAATTTATGATGCTCTTGCAAGTGTAACTTATGCTACTTTCAGAGAAACAACAGCAAGTATTGTGCGCTATTTCAATTCTTTCCCCCATATCATTCTTCCAACGCCGGAAGAACTTGCGAAGAAGTTATTTGAATTTGAAAATGAAATAGTGGATGGAGATTCATGGGAGGAATTAGGGACAGAAATGACTAATCCAAAAATCGAAGCCGCTTCCCGCCTCCTAACCTGGATGAGGGAACAGAGATGAAACAATCGAGAAAGACACGTCTTAAGTAATCACCTACCGTTTGACCGTAAAACTTCGTAACAAATTATTGTAACTTCGTTGGGATTGTGACATACTGTTATTATATTTCTGACAGTTATGGCACAGACACATCAACGAACATGGTCGATACGCTCTGCAAGATTAAGTGACGGAATCGTCGCTTCTCTCATCGGTTTTGAAACTCCCGAAAAAGTAGGTGTACAAATTCGCAAGAATAGTACTGTTGTCGATACCCATTCCTTCGATCGCAACGGGCACAAGTGGAATGAAGTAGTCAATACCGCTGTTGAAGAAGCTCAATTCGAAAAGTTCATATCTCAAACTACAAATCACAACAACGTTAGCGAGGACCCAATGAAAGAAAAAATTGCGGCATTGCAACAGATGATAACGCATCTCGGACAGGTGAAAGAGCGACTTGTCAGTGCGGTAACATCTTACAAAGCGATCCCAGTAGCCGCTGTTGTAGCAGCTGACGGTGTCCAACCACAGCAACTGGTAGGAGAAGCGATTCAGGACTTCGAGACCATCAACAAGGACATCGATCAGGTTGTATCCGAAGCTCAGAATCAAATCGCTCATCTGAACGTTGCTCGTCCAAGTGAACGAGTTGCTTCCGGTTTGAAGTCCTTAGCAAGCAAAGCACTTCAAATCATTCAAGAAGCGAACAAAGCAGAAGCTCACTGGAAGAAAGCGATCGTTCTGAACAAGGACGTTCAAGCGGCAGAGACGTTGAAAGACGCACCTCAGCACGTCCAGGAGACGTACAAGCAAGCGTCTGGAATAAACAAGTTGTTCGGTCTGTTTGGTCTATCACTTGTTCCGACCAAGACTGCAACATACATTCCTCCGTCAGGAGCAGGCGACAGTGCGATCGATAAGGACACCGGTGATAAGTGGCCGGTTTCTGGTGACTCCGCAGGAAAAGAACTCGATGCGTGGCGCAAACAGAACAGCGAGTTCAACACGACCAAGAACAAGGAAGATCAGAACGTCAATGCTGCTGACAGCCCTCGGTTGGTCGGACAAGCGTCAGTGACTCTCATTCGTGACAAGAATCCGCGCAACTCTCGCTGGGTAGTCACGAATGTGAAGACAGGTTCGAAAGTCATCTTTACGTTCGCCGACGTCTGCAACACTCCGAAAGACATGACCCAAGCAAATTACGACAGGTTTGTCTCCGACGAGTACAAGAGTCGACTGTTGAAGGAAGCCAAGACTTACGGTCTCGGATTCATTAAACAGTCGACCAAAGGCAAATCGGTTACCATCGTGAAACAAGGTGCTGGTGACGGATTTCCACCTGTTGTGAAGGACGAAAGTGAAAAGGGTGGTGCAGATAAGAATCTGCATGCAGATGAACTGCCTATGGGCGGTGGCGGTGAAGAAGGCGGAGAAGAGAAGGGCGGAAAAACAGAAACGGTCGAAGTGAAACCCGTCGAGAAAGCAGTCAAGCAGATCGAGAAAGCAGTCGATACTATTATGGACGAAGTTGGTCTTGGTGGACCTTCAGGTCCTGAAGGTGACGAATCTGCTCACGAGAACGAATTCGATAAAGGCGAGCAGATGGTCGGTCAAGAGGAACACGGTGGTGGCGAAATGGGTGGCGCACCAAAAGAAAAAGAACCATTTCCATCATTTCTTGGTGCAGTGCAGAGACAGAAAGCGATGCAGGTTGTCGCCGCAGAAGGAACAGAAGGGTTGCTCGCGTATTACACCAAGATGTTCGGCGACGCTGGTTACGCACAGAAACTTGTGCGGAACTATGAAGGAACAAAAGGAACACCTTCAAGGGACGCCTCATTGACTTCCCAAGCAGCTGTCACACAACGTGCAACGAACGCTGTGCAATTAGCACGGTTGCAAGCCTCCAGAGGTTTGATTCCATTCACTCGTGAATCCATTCGAGAGGCAGCACTAGCTGCATCGAAACTCGATAGCACTGGATATCAATTCAACTGGAATATGGTTGAAATGCTACCGGTGGTCGCAATGGAAGCACTTGGCGGAGATTTTCCGGAGTTGCACAACATGGAGCGTGGAGTTGTCGGAGATCATCTTGAATCAGTTCGACAACCAGCGACAACAGTTACAACTCAAGGAGAGATTTCAAACGGTGTAAAAGGTGACGGAAAGATTGAAACCGGACCTATTGCACCGGCACTGCGATCTGCGAGACAGGGTACACGATTAGATTTCGTTCCACAGATGCAGATTGACGGACGAGCTGACGCGGTTGCCCTTCCGTTTACAACTACGGAATCCAAACTCGCGGCAAAAGGAGTCGATGCCCGACAGTTCTTGAAACGTCACGATTACGGAAGATAACGTATCGTTCGTGCGAGAGACAACAAAGTAGCATATAACACAGTCTTCAAAACACAATTCAAAGGAGAAGTATTATGAGTAAAGTAACTATTCCCTTCGGTGGCATTCAGGAGACCGGGCAAGTGTCTGCTGCTACGATCACAACTGGATGGACTGCAGGTCAGTTCTTCCAGGATAACGCTGGTGGTTTGGTGTCTCTTGCAACAGCGCAACATGCTGCAGTTTACGTTGTTCAAGACGCTACGACCGAACTGTCTGCTCCTCCAACTGGTTCCTTGGTGACGCTTATCCACGGTACCGGAACGCTGTATGTCGATCACTCGGCGGAAGTTGCTGCGAGTAGTGCTGTTCGTGCATACGAATCTGACGTTCTTACTGCGTCTGTCGGTGCACCGTTGTATTGCAGTGCGAACTCAAAGTGGACCGGGACAGCATACGGTTCGACAGGATCGGTCAAAGGTATCTTGAAACAGATCCCGTCTGCATCGAACAACTATACGATCGGCATCGTGCTCCGAATGTAACAGAGGATTTGCAAACACGTACATACTACGAGTTCAAAAACAATTCACTATCACGATTAAAGAGAGGTATTCATGAAACCAATCACTTTGTACGACGCAGCAGGGCGAGCAATTCAAGTGAATCCTGAAGCGTTGACGATCGGTACACGGCCAGGTTCTGGGTTTTCTTTCCAGAAGACTGCAAGTACCGGTGTCCGTCAAACGTACGCAGCTGGTCAGATGAGCGATCCATATCGGCAGTACGCTGACTCAGTTGTTGACGAGAACAACGTGTGGGACGCGTTGTTTACAGAAAGCGGTCAACGTGCAGTAGGTGCGCAGATGGCGGTACCTATTCGTACGCAACTTGACTATTCAGGGCAAGCACGGAAGTTTTTCGAAATTGACGTACTTGCTCAAGGTCAGATTGCTCGATACGATCAGGACATCAGTGTTCCTGCCTACGTCGTTGCGAAACGTGCGACGGTTGCACAGTACGTGGTCGAAGGAACATACGTCGAACCGACAACCTGGGAGATTTTCTCACCTGCGAGTATTCGTATCAGTGAGATCCAGCACCGCAGGTTCAACGTTCTCGATCGTACTCAGGAATGGATTCGTATTGCAACGAACCTTCAAGAGGACAACGAGTTTCTGTTCCTTGCAGCGACGACAGCGGCAGCAAACACTGGGAACAACCCAGTTGTTACTAGTTCAAGTGGCTGTAGCAAGACGTTCTTGAATGCACTGACTGCAACAATCGCAACACACGATATTCCGGTGTACGCGTTGTTCATGCAGTTCGAATCGTTCAAGGATATCCGGTCATACGGTTCCACAGACGTCGATCCTGTTACGATGAGGGAGATTCTTCAGACTGGTTACTTTGGACAGATCTGGGGAATTGACATCATGGTCAGCAGGTTGGTACCTCAGGGGACAGTGTATGCGTTTGCAGAACCTCGCTTCTTCGGAGTGATGCCGATTCGTACAGAATTCACAGTGTTTCCGGACGATCAGCCGCGCAGTGCCAGTATCGGATATGTCGGGTACGAGGAACTGGGTATGGCCATCATCAATGCGAATGGGCTCGCTCAGGGAACGCATAACTAATCGCATCCTTTTTCGTTCATAAGTTTTACTGAGACAGCAGGCAGGAACTCAAATACCTGCCTGCTGTTTTTGTTTTGAAGGGGTTGCAAGTATGAGTTTGAATCGATCACTGACTGCCGAAAGTCTGAGACGTGAATAGCCTCCAAGAGTCGATAAATGCAGTTCCACAAGATTTTGTTGATGCTTTGCGTAGCAGTCTCTCAATGCGTGTGCAGAACGCTCCAGGAAGTGTCTTTAAGATGCCTGACCAACTTGGAGACGCAGAACTTAGAGAAGATTGGTACCGAGGTTTGTCCTTCTTCAACAGCTACCCACCGATTACGTTCGGTTTCAGTTTCGCTCAGTTACAAGATATACCTGACGTTCTAGTTGATCCGATCTGGCTTTGCGCGGAGTTTCACTCCAGTCAACGTTTACAGTGGTTCGAAGCAGGAGTTCACTTTCAATACAGTGACAACGGAATCGTGCTGACTAGAGACAGACAAGCAAAGTTTGCTGCTGCAAATCAAGGAACGCTTAACTGGATCTCAACTACATTGAAGCCGACGAAGATGGCGTACCAAATGGGCACGTTAACTATTGCTGGTCAGTTCTCCTCAGTCATCAGTTTCCCGAGATCTCTAACCAGAGGTCTTCGTGGTACGCGACTTGGTCTATAAGAGAAAAACTACAGGTAACCTATATGACCGTACTACTTTCTGAACAAGATGCACTTAACGCAGCATTGGACCAAACAGCTGGTGCGTTTCGGTTCGCTGGTCCCACACTTTTAAGTTATGACAGCAACGGTTACTCCAACGGAGCTATCATAAAAGTAGGTCCTGGTACCCTATATTCTATTGTAGGGTACAGCAATAACGGTGCGACGCAGTATATTTTGCTGTTTGACTCAGCAACAATACCAGGAGATGGTGCTGTGCCACGGTTCATCATTCCTGTTCCAAGCAAAGGGAACTTCACTCTTGACGGTGAACTTACTGGTATAAAGTTCGTTAACGGAATCGTTTGGTGCAACAGTTCCACAGCTTCTCCGAAGGCAATCGGTTCGGCTGACTGTTCTGTTAACGCTCAATATCTGTAACTTTTTGTTATGTCTATCTAACTAACGATTCTATAAACATTCTTCAAGAGAGGTAGTTTATGATGCCTGATCAAATCAATACACTCATCACGGTTTTAACGCCAGTTATCGTTTATCTGGTGACCAAAGCAGTCACTGCGATTGGTCCAAGTCTCTCCAGCTTAACGATCACGACTGTTGTTGTTCCAGTTCTCAGCGTTCTTGTCACATTCATCGCACCACTCGTAGGTGGAACGAATCCGTGGTACGTCACACTGATTCTCGGTCTTGTTTCCACGTTCGTTCACGAGTTCATATCGAACCTTCAGAACAAAAATCAAGCACCACCGGCAGCACCAGCAGCAGCGAAGTAATAACTTATGACTGTAGTCACCTCGGGTGGTTCAGTTCCTGATGGTCCTGGTCTTCGATATGGTGACTTTCTAGGAGTTGGACCAGCAAATAACTCTATGCTGGACTACGTTCGTCGTAGTCATGAGATAGAGATTCGGGTGAACGCTGTTCGGTGTTACCTTCTACAACAACTTCCTGCGGGGAGTATAGTTGGTTCTCTTACTGGACCAACAGGATCTATCCTAGTAACATCGAATATGTGGGTCAATCCGAATCCTCCAGCATACTTCAATATGTGGAATGGACTTGGTCCACATCCTGACCTTCGACCTTACATTGGTCAAGGTGACGGTGGAATATTCGTGTGGGTAAATGGACAATCACTGACTAGAGTTCTTTCAGTTAACGATCTGAGAAACTCTAGTCAGTTTGCTGTAGTCAAACGATTCGATATCGACCCTCAGCCCGTTGAAATTCACTTTCACCAATCACTTCTGAACCCAACTGGAAGTACTGTTCAATTCTCGTTCGAGACGATGTTCAAGGATATCAGACCAACAGCGATCAATAGACCTGAGGGAAATCAGTTCTCGTTATTCGGTTGGAAGCAGTACAAGACGTGCTCGGACGACTACCATGGTGCTAACCAAGTACTCATTCGAATGCCTATGGTGACGAGAGACAAGATCAAGATTAACGAAGAAGGTAAGATTTCGATCGAAGAGAACATGTGTTGGACAACTCACCGACCGTATATTGGCGACACTGATATCCTTGTAGTTACCAGCGATCAATCGCCAATCGGGGAGACTTTGTATTTCGAGGTTGTGAATAAACTTGACAGCATCATTCGAGAACAACTGATGTCACAGAGATTCAAAGTGAATCTTTTGTCTCCAGAGGATGAACGCACAAAAATTCCTATCTCTACGGTATATCCTTAAATGTTCTGGCAACATTCAAAAGCTGTTCGTAGTGAGATTGTGGAGTATTTGAATCGAGTTTTTATTTCCACGCCGAAGTGGTATAATACTGGACTCGATATTGTTCAGTTACCTGCAGATGTCGGACCGACGACTAAGCGACTTGCAATTGAAGCGTTCGCGTACGAGGGCGAGAAGTACCCTGTTATTACTGTCTCAACTGCTGGTGAGCGCCAGACCGACGAGGGATTTAACGGATTTATTGGAACTTTCAGACCAGAATCTCAGATTGGTCAATCCGGTAACGGACTGATTACCGTTGGTCCTGGACAGGTCGCTCAGCAGATTCTTTCTGATGCGATCTTGGCAAAGGGCGTTTTCGTCGACGTCTATCAGATTGGCTATGCACCTGATACGCTGTATGCGGGTGTCGGCTATCGAGATCCGAACTCTGGTTTGATAGTGTTAACTGCGACAGGCAGTATCGAACCGTACGACAAACAAAACAAGTGGCAAAATTGCTACATTCCGTTCAATGCGACAGGATCAGTTCAACCCGGCAGTATACCGCAAGTATTCGAACTCTGGTCTGCTGCCGGGTTTTACCTTATGTCAGATAACACTACTAGCATCGGCGGTTCTTCTATTGTCAGTGATCCAACTGTATACGGAACACCAACGCAACCTGATATTGTATGTCAAGTTGTCGGAGCACCGTATAACAGAACGGGTGGATTAGAAGAGATAACGCTTAACTTCAGATGTGCGTCGGTGAACGATGAGAAGGTTGCACAGGATATTTCAGACCTTCTTAAGATCTACTTAAAACTCGCACGAACTCAGACGGTGGACGTGGACTTTGCCGACAGTCTCTCGATATTTGATCCTGGTACGTACAATCTCGCAGTGGGCGAACTGCACGGAAAGGGAATCTATGTCGATACTGTGACTACCGGACCAGACGGACAACGACGACGAGGAGACAACGATATTGTCTACGAAAAAGTCGTGACGTGTCTGGTCAGAACTGAATGGGGTCGAGATAGTGAAGTTCCGGAACTCAGTGATGTTGAAGTTGATATGCGTAGAAGTTTCCCAGGAAACGTTGGAAGTTGACACAAGGACCAGTATTTTTCTCGTAAAGAGAGGTCAGGTAAAATGCGAATAATTACGAGTGGCGGTTCCAGTGGAAGTGGTGGTTTTCCAACTGCTGTACTATCACTGTCGCAAGCAGGAGTAGCTGCACCAACAGCGGTAGTTCAGGATAATACTATTGGCGTAGTACCAAGCTACGGTTATAGCAGTTCAGGACTCTACACGATTACTATGACTGGTGCGTTTACCGTTGGCAAAACTGCTGCATTCGCATACGACATGACCGATATCATCTCGATTGTCGTGACTGACGTTAATACCGTGACTATCAATACAAACGCTAACGGAGTTTTGACGAACAGACAGATTGTGATTATCCAATACTAACCACACAGAGGTGTTCATTGTGAAACTACTGAAGATTGTACTACTTTCACTGTTCGTCGTACTGTACATGAATGGGCAGTTCAGCCGAAAGAACGGTGTCATATATCCGACGTCGCCTGCAGACTCACTTAACGTGGGCACGCACAGTAACGTTTCTACTGTTGTTCAACAGTATAGCGTTTACTTTGGAACATGGCATGCTGGCTGGATACCTTATGTGGTTGGGACTGATTCAATTTCATTCGTTCAACCATTTACACAGATTCCAATCGGAATAGATTCCTCACATACCAATACAACTGACACTACTTGGACGACGGTAACACATACCTTCCATGCAGACACGATCTATTGCACGCCGAACAACTTAGGATCGGCAGTCTCATATACAGCAAGCATTCTATATCGAAAAGCCGCAGGCACAACGGTAACGCAGATGGGGACAATTACAGTGACAAGCGGAAGTACTTGGACATCGCAAACAACGATAGGGAATCCGAATATCCCGAATGATTATCAGGTTGGCGTCTGTTTCACATCGGTAACAACAAAAGGGAACGGAGAAGTATTTAGTATTATTGTAGACTACACACTACCATGACAAAACTAATAGCCATACTTTTATTTGCACTTGCCTTCAAAGCTGAAGCTCAGAACTTTCCGCAAGCGGCAGTCTATCCGGTGCAGACGGTAAGGAAAGTTAGTGCCGTTATTCCACAGACGTATCATTATCTTCAGCAAGATACCATTCGTGGAAACGGTGCGGCAACGAGAACTTTCAGTGTGCATTTGAATCCAGATATTTTTCAGATTAAGGGGGCAGACGCTCATGTGGCTGTTTGGAAAACATCAGATATGGGTACTGATTCAGCTTTTAAGTCTAATACTGATTCATCATTATTTGGTGGCATGATTTCCTTTAATGGTAGTGATAGCACCGTTACCATCCACTTCACGAATGAGATGAATCAAAATACCATTGTATATTATTGGTTTGCGGCAAGAAAAGAATATGGGAAGATAGGACTCGTTAAATGGACAGGGAATCAAACACTTAGAAATATTCCGGCTTTGTTTGATGGAGTAAAACCAGCGTTCTTGGTAGCAAAGCCTAACACCATAAATGCTTCATACAATTATGATTATGCAGTATCAGATAGCATGACAAATGATACAGTTTGTGCTTTGAAGACAACCGGCAGTTTTAATAACACAGCAACGCTGAAGACAGATACGCTTCATCTTACGGCAAGTCAAACAATGAATCAGACTGGGACTTTTTTTCGCGGTTTTTGGTTTGCTCGTGTGACCGACAGTATTTGGGTGAACAAGTATACAGGAACAGGTATTGCTCAAAGCATCGTAATGACTACAAAGACTCCACAATTAATCTGGATAACGGGGATAAATCCGGTTCAGAAATTGTGGTTTTCGAGTTTAACAGGTGGGACTATCTCAACAGGCTGGTGGACGAATAGTGCCATAAGTGGTTCAAGCGCTTATTGCACAGCAATCAACTCTAATGGCTACACAATCGGCACGGCTTCACAGATTAATAATCCCGGTACGAACTATTATTCTATTTGTTTTGTAATGTGGTAGATATGAAAAAAATAATCGTATTATTTCTTTTAGTTTTGTTTGCTATTCCGCTATTTGCAACGAATTATTATTTCGCGGCAAGCGGGAGTGATGCAAATAGTGGAACAATTTCATTTCCCTATAAGACTCCAATGCGAATATATTTGAGTACCGGCGGTGTCTTGCCAATCCCAATGACATTCAATGCTGGTGATTCGCTTTTGTTTAAACGCGGAGACACATTTGCCGGTCAACTTATAGATACACTTAGAGGGTCAACAGGTGCGCCAATAGTAATAGGTGCCTACGGAACCGGAGCCAACCCTATTTTTTATGGTGATGGGCGAGAACTTGTATGGACGGCAAATGCTTATGGCGATCCCCATGTTTATTGGGCAGCAACCAGAGGATATGCAATTTTCAACACTACCTTTTACCAGTGGGTAGGAGGAACTTTTATTACTTCATCAAATATTCAGTATCGCGGCTCTAATTCAACAACATTCAAGGCATTTGCCGATACTCTTGCGGCACACCCCGGAAGTTTTGGTTATAGTTTGGGACATGACACGCTTTTTCTTTGCCCTTATGGAAATGTAACCTTTCCCGCAACAAGAGATTCTATTAGAGTCTATCGTTACGATAATGAGATAAAGGGAACATCACATGATGTTGTTGTTAGAGATATAGACTTACGAAACTTTTGCATAGGTATAACGGCTGGCTACCCAAATCTTACCTCATCAAATATTACGTTTAGAAAATTGCACACGATGAATAATTTGTTTGGAAGTCTTTATATGACATGGGTGACGAACGGACTTATTGATACATGCAATATAGATACTTGTGGGGGTTCATCACTTTATATTAATACTTGCACAAGATGTTTGATACAATGGGATTCACTGATTAATGTTGTAAATCATGTTGATGGAATTGCAACAACTGGTGATCTTTGTGGTTATGGATTACAAGGGAGTCCGACAAATTCATTTTCAACGCAGAATCCAACTGCGGGTGGAAATGTGGTTCAATTCTGTTATGGACGTAATGTGTACAATGGGGTAACGGATTGGTATTGGAACAAATATGATACTGTAAGGAATTGTAGCTTTCATGGGTTTTCATCTTGTGGTAGCCCAATGGGTGTTGGCAATGCCTTTTTAAACAATGTCTGTATCGGGAACGGTTCTTCTAATGGTTGGAATCTTTCACAACAAGGAAACGGAACGACAACTGTTTCAGGAAATATTGTAGACAGCATTAGCAATTATGTTGCATGGATAAGTTCTAATGATAGTGCCGCTCAAGGCGCAAGAATAGTGCTGAAGAACAATTATCTTAGAACCGTTGGTGCGAATAGAACTCTTTTGAATTACTTTACAACATCTGGAATCATAGCCGACAGTAATCGTATGTATGGAGTAACTCCGAACTTAACATACAATGGTACAAACTATTCATCGGTAGCAAGTTTTTCGTCGGCAAGTGGAAATGATGTCCATTCTACACTCAACACGGCAAGCATGTTTCCAACATCGGGAGACCAGCAAACATACGATATAGGTTATCCATTGCCATTGCCTTGTGTTGCAACTTTCTATGATGCAAGTGGAAATCCAGTATCGGGAGCAACAGCAACAAACACTATTGCTTCTTATCCAGTGGGTGCAACGGGACAAACTCTTTCGGCAACAAGCGTAACTACTGGAATAAGCGGTGCTGATTCAACCGTGTTGACTTTAGGAAATCAAATAGGGACGTATCAAGTAACAGTAATGAATTCGGGCTATGCGTTTTCCCCAATTACATTTAATGAATACGGAATTATTGGAAGTGGAAATTCAATTGTTTTAATTTCCGGTAGTAGTCAAAACTTAAATGTTCTTAGCACTCTTGTCATTCCAGTAGTAGCACAGGTGCTCGACCAATATGGGCATCCAGTTTCAGGTGTAACAGTGACATCATCCATAACTGGTTATCCGCCATACCCAAACGGCGAGACAGTATATCCAGCAAGCACAACGACAAATTCAAGTGGCTATGCTTACTTTTATGCAACAACCGGTAGACATGCCGGAACACTGACATTGGCAATAGCATCAACTGGATTAACTGGAAGCCCATTGAGTGCAACGATAACGATAATCAAACCGACATTATCAGGGACATCGAATCCGGTAATCACTCATAAGTAGGAGTTCCGATGAACATAGACTGGACTTTGCTGTTTGTGAATCTGGCGAAACTGTTTCTGTTCTCAATCTTTATCAGTGCTGTTGTCGAGGTTATTAAAGGATTTCTTGTCGAAGTCGGTGACAAGAAACCACTGTCTGGCCAGTCCATCAAAGTTCTCACGTTTGCGTTCGCTCTTTTATACGCAAAAGCTTTCGATTACGGAGCGATGAGTAAGATACTAGCGATTGACTACGGAGAGAATCGTTTCGCAGGATTCCTTGACTATGTTGGCACGGCCGCTTTGGTTTACAACGGAGCTGATTGGGCATTCAACAAGTTCTCAGCCATCAAAGCGAAACTGCAAACTGTTCAACAGAATGCAGGAAAACCAACTGACGAATCGAAGTAAACGTTGGTGACCGACGCAAATGTCAGTATTTTTCTGACAGAATATGAAAATCAAAGTACAATCATTCTTCGACGAAAGAGGTGAGTGATGAATTATCGTCCATCTGATGTTACTGTAACAATCGAACCGAACTCGCTGTTGGCGAATCTCGGTCAAGCTGCACGAATTGTTGCGATTGTCGGACTGGGACCAACGACACAGACTATTGTCGACCAACAGGTATTTCACGGAACTGGAAGTGTTGACAATCTCCCTGCTGGAACTGGAATAACTGTATCGCAGATCGCAAGTCGTCAAGGTCTACTTCCTGGTGCCTTGGACTACGTAACAGGAAGTCTTGGTTCATTGTACAGTCCGTCCGCATACTCTGTCAGTGCGACGGGAGTGATTACGTGGACTACTCCGCCAACGCAGAATACAGTGTATTACGTGACTTACGTACGGAGCATTCCGACGACACAATATGTACCGATAATGTACACTAACAAAACAGCGTTAGTTGCTGCATACGGGACAGAAAGTAACACGACAGGTATCTTAACTGTCGGCGGTTCGATCGTTCTGGAAAACGGTTCGCCAGGTGTACTTGTTGTTCAAGCCCAAGGTTCGACGTTCAATCGTCAGAACTACTACAATGCGATCGACATGTTGAAGAAGAAGGATCTGATTGAGGACGTTATCTGTCTGTTCCCAACAGGTTCGATGGGTTCGGGTGTTACCAACTCAGATGTTGAAGCAGTCCAAGCATATCTGTATCAGCACGTTCAGTGGTGCAACCAGATTTATGTAAAGAAAGAGCGTGGAATGGGTGTCGGGCAACCATCAGTTGACTATATGTCTGGTGGATTCGACTTGATCGGTGATCAGAACACTCCTGAAAGCTACGTTGGTCGATCAACCGCTTTTCACAGTCAGGACACCAACAATGTGGTTCCATCGGTTGTAACTAGAGTCGCTCCTGATGGATCAGTTATGCAACTCGACGGAAACTTCGCAGCCTGCGCGGTTGCCGGACTCAGAGCAGCACAACCACGTCGCAGTACTCCACTTCACGGTGCGACACTTATTGGTATCTCAATTCCTGATGACTACTGGGATGAGAATCAGAAACTCATGCTTGGTGCAGGAAATTGTATGGTACTGCAAAGTACCGGTGGAATCATCACGATCTACGATGCGATTACAACTGATCCGACCAGTGCAGAGACAACGGAGTATTCTATTCCGGCTGTCAAACGATTGGTAAAACGGTCGATCAGAGATCAGATTCGCAACACATATTTGAACAAGGGTCTCACGATTACGACAGATGTGTTATCAGATATTGAAGGTACAACTACAACTATTTTGAACAGTCTGGTCAATCAAGGTGAGATTGCTGCGTACGGTGTTCAAACTGATCCCACAACAGGCGAGATTCCGATAAAAGCTAGTCTGAGTGGAATCGATCCTCGAGGTGTCAAGGTGGTCGGAAGTGTGGCGTACGCGTTTCCTCTCAAGTTTATTGACTTCGTTCTGTTCCCGTTTGTGTAAAAGTATGGAAAGCCAAGAAAATATCGATTATGTTGTATGTCAAGTGTGTCAAGTAAAACTGAGACATATCACACCTACTCATCTCAAAAAGAAGCATTCGTTGACGATGACAGGATACCGGTTATGGTTTCCAGAAACGTACTCGAAACTGATTCCGGAGTGGGAGAATATGAATGCACCGTTAAAAAAGAGGATGCAAGAGACTTTAACAAACTGAGGGAACTACAATGACAGCAATACCTTCGACGCAGGCGGTGGTAAGTTATGCATACACAATTAAGAGTCAGGGAATTCGCATTGGAACGTTGCAAGAGTTCAGTCCTGACCAGACACGAACACTGGAACGAATACGTGAGATCGCAAACGTTGCCGACGACATCTTCGAGATCATCCCTGGTCGTACGGATTTCACGATTGCTGTGACACGATTCGAACTGTATACTGCGAACATGATCGACGCACTCGGATACGACATCTCAGGTGGCAACATCTCGAGTATCACTGATCCGGTTCAGATTCTGGAGCAGTGGACAGGTCCGACAGGAAATCGACGTGCGGTTCTCTACGATCGTTGCTGGGTAAATAACCTCAGAAAGACGGTTCGTGAGGGAACGTCATCTGTTTCCGAGACTGCAACAATCTGGCCAGAAAGAGTGTTCGTCGGTCCGATTCAGTAACAAGCTTCTTCTTGAGATTGCACAAAAACGATCTCGGTATCCTTCTCTCAACTAATACTGACTCACTCGAGTCGCTAATTTATGAGGTCTTCAAATGGCAACTTCTCCGTTAGACATACTTTCAAGTCTTGGTGCGTTAAAAGATCCAATTACTGGTGATATCAACCTTGTCGATATCAAACCCTTCTTTGACTGGATCGGAACTTCTCTTCGCAACACGATCCTCACAATGCGGTTGCTGAACGCCGGTGAGGATGAAGACTCCGCAATGTATTGTGCACGTTTTCCCGAAGGTGTTAGACAAGAGAAACGTGTCGTAGAGACACTGATTCGGTCGATTTGGCGATTTAATGGTGTGGCACTCTGCACACAAGAAGATCTTGAGACGTTCAACCAATCGAACAATCTAGAGTTATCAGAACTAGACTTCAAACGGATGAAGATCAGAAACTTCGAAAAACTCGTCCGTGATCGTTTATACGCAATTTATGTGGCACTCGAACAGAAACAAGTCAGAGCACTGCACGGTATAGCAATGTGTCATGTGACCGGTAAAACATTCCTAGTCACTGATATTCCCGAGGGTTCCATACGGATTCGGTATTCAAGTGCTGAGATTATCTGCAAAGAAGCTTACGATACTCTGACACCAGTCGAACAGAAAGAGATTGAAGAGTTAATGCGCGGAGTAACGCATCAGGTCGACGTATCAGTAGAACAAGTGGTTGCACAAGCAGCAACAAAACCCGCGATAATGACACTAGACAATACTTATCGATGCCGATACTGCAACAAAGAATTTCCGTCAGAAGGAGAAGTCATTACACATGTCGAAACAAACTGCGACAGAGTTGGATTCCCAGCAGAGAATAGTGGGAGTCCCACCTCTTTCGATAAAGTTCCAGAAAAGTGACGTTCGTAGTGCGATACTGAAAGGTACTTCGCCAATAGTGCTACTCTTTCCGTTCCCTACTCGAGGCAGACTAGGCAATATCCCAATCGAGGTTCGACTGATCGCGTACTCAAATCCGAGACCAGTTCTTACGACGCTAGCTGAAGCAATCATTCGAGTTAACGATAGCAAAGTCGACGACAGTTGGATACGTGAAGTCCCTACTACGATACTTGCGTATATTTGGCAGTCGTATACGTTAGCGGTCACAAAATGGTATACCTTCTGTGAACAAGAGATGTCAAAAATGGTCAGTGATCCGTTGATCAGAGGTTACTGGATACTTGTCCAGAATCATCTTCCAGATATCAGCAGTCAACGACTGGAGATCAGTCTCTGGATCTTATACAATCATCGAACAGAGAAAGCTGAACAACTCAAACTGATCACTGATCTTCGAGACAGTCTTCTCCCGTGGTTACAACCAGAGATATGGAAGAAGATTCAGGATCGAGACGTTCGAAAGAACGTTTTGTACGAGAAGCAACATGCAGAGATGCAAGCAGGCATCTTCAGTGCGAAGGAAGACGATAACTTGGATATTATTGAATAACAATGGCTGACCCAATAAACCCCGCTGGTGGTGAACAACTGAGTCAGGCGTCAGTCTTAGAGATGTCTGCTACCGTCGGTTTATTGTCACAGATGGGCACGTATCTTGCTCAGATTGCTCAGAATCCTTTTGCGTCAGGTACAGCACTTTACGCTATTGGCACAGGAGTTGATCGCATCCGTGACTCATGGGACAGGGCGAAGCAATCCCAAGAAAGCTACAACAGGACTAGTAACGACACTCTTTCGATATTTCGACAATACCCAAAAGAGACAGCCGCAATGGTAGGTCTGCTCGGTGGTATTCTGTTGAAGATGAATGAATTGTCCGTTCGTGCAAGTCGAATAAAGATCGAACTTGCTAGTGCGTTTTCTTTGTCGACCCTTCCTGGTGGTACGAAATCAATTGTTGAACCATGGGATCTTGTCCTGTTGAAAATGCAAGCAGCATCTCGATACGGTAAAGAGTTTGCCGATCAGTACGGACAAACAATGATGTCTGTAATGGAACGCATCAATAAAGAAGGAACTATAAAGCAACCAGGTCAGGTCGATATGTTCATTTCGAATCTGACAAAGTTACAGATGTTGACCAAGGAGAACGTTGGACAGACTATTGAGTACCTAGCAAATTCAATGGGAAATGTTGGAGTAAATGCCGAAGTTGCATCAGAGTGGTTGAAAGACGTCTATAATACGATGCAACGTGGTAATGTTAATATCTCCAACACTGGTATGGCGATGGATTCTATTATTCAGAATACCAGAAAAATGCGTGAAGAACTTGGAATAAGTGGTGCTGCAAATCTGCAACAAGGACCGCAAGCCTACATGAGTTTGACCAAAGGTGGTGCAACTCAACCGGCAGCACAGAGTATCTTGGATATTGTCAACAAAATCTATTCCGACCAGAACTTCCGTGGTGGGTTTGCAGCAGTTGCAAATAAACTTGGGACAGGAACTTCTATTGGAAATGCGCGACCAGCAGACTCTGACTACAAAAATGTGGCTATTGAAGTTGCTCGAGTATTAGCACATGCTCCAGCTAATTTCAATAATGATACTAACCTAATGACGACTCTCAGACGGAGTATAGGAGATCAGGGTATTTCTGCTATTTCTGGGACGAGAGGTTTCAATGCAGGCGTAGCAGGAACAGCAACCGGAATGCCTGGATTCGATCAGATGGTTCGTGGTAGTGTGTCAATGTACACTCAAGAAATCGATGCGTCAAATGCCGAACTTAGAGATACATTTGACAATATGGCGACTAAAACAGAAAAACTTATCAACTCTCTCGAAGAGTTTGGTGCTAGAAAACTTGGTCCGGGTGGTCAAGCAGCAATTGGTGGTGACGTTGCTGGAATTGCAGGTATTGGCGTTGATATCGCAGGTATAGTAATGGCTGTTCTCGTGCACAAGAAACTAGGCGATATAAGTACAACTATTGGAAAAGTTGGTAGTGGCAGTTTTGGTGGAATGGGCACACCTTCGAATCCTATGTATGTTGTGATGTCTGGATCGTCACCAATAGGTGGCACAACTCCAGGTGGTCTTGTCGGACCAGATGGCAGACCAATCAGTAGTGGTTCAACAGTTTCTGGCGGTCTTAATATACCCGGCGGTCTAACTAGACAATCATTTGGATTCGGAAAGGGTAAATTCGGTGCTATGGGTTCTGGTCTCGATCTTGCAGCAGCCGGAATTGAGGGTGCGCAGGCACTGCAAAGTTCTACTAATCGTGCGTCGCATACCGCGGATGCACTTGTTGCAGGAGTCTCTGCATTTCTCCCTGGTATTGGGCAGTTAGTGGGTCTAACGAACGAAGCTATAAAGATGGCAACAGGTACTAGTATCGGAACGATTGGTGAAGAAATTGGACATGGTCTCTACCATTTGTTCCGGGAAATGGGTGGTGGTGAACATCGTGGTGAGCAAGGACAGCAAAATACTGTCATAACACTTAATGTTGATCCCGCGCTACAAGCAACTATTGTAGACGGAGCAACGCAGAATGTGGTTAGATTGATAAAGCAGAAACCGCACGCATACGGTGAGTAAATGTCAATATCACAACAAAATATCGGTTCACGTACAAAACTAGTATTTCGCAGAGTTGTAAACGGTAATCCCGCAGTAGATAGTATTCAGGTTACTCGGTATCTGCAAAATGTTACAACTGCGAATATCATCAATGCGAATTCAGTGGATCAAATAGCATCAGTTTTAGGAATGCCGACGCAACCTTCTACTGGACAGGTTATCGATATTCGAACAGCAGTTCCTGGTGCACCATTTACAGGAACTGGAAGTATCCCAGTGTACGTACAGGTTTCAACGTCAACTGCATCCGACGGATCACTGCGGTATTATATCATTAGAGATGGTAATGCGTGGTTTATTCAGGGTGCACAAGCAAATGCGACAGGTCAAACAGACGTTTTCACGTTCTATCTGAATCCTCAACATATCGCTCCGAGATACGAAAAACTTCGAACACCGATAAAGACTCTTGGTGGTTGGGAGATTCAGAACTGGGGCAACAAACTGGTAGATATAACAGTCAACGCGACCACTGGTGGTATGCATCGAATTAACGAGAGTGGTCAAAACGTGGGGTTACAACCTGGGCAAACCATCAGAGATTCGACAGCATGGAAACGAGTAGCTCAACTTCGTCAGTTGTACTGGGACGATCAGAAACCAGGAAACCAGGCGACTGATTACAAGTGGCAATTGGAATACAACGGTGAGACGTATCTAGGTACCTTTGTCTCGTTCCAAGGACCAGAGGAAGACGCTAAAGATCCATTTCAAATGACGTATCAATTCATGTTCCAAGCAGATGCAGTCACAACTTCGCCAATTGGCGGAATGGTAGCTCAGTAATATGGCAACCATACAATACTGGCCTGGTGCTCGAGTTGTTATTGTAAAGAGCTTTGGACAAAGTGACAAAGCAACTCAAGATCAGGTCATTCAACTAGATTTAACTCAGGCGATCAATATACGGACGATGCGCACGGTTCGGAACTCTCCAGGTACGTTCTCCGTTTCTCTGTTTGACAAGGATAATACACTAATCGCTCCAGACGATCCGGTCACGGATATTCATAACCTTTTTGCAAGTTCGGTATCGCAGAAATCTATTGATACGTCACAAACGGTTCCGTCTACAAAGAATAGTGCGACGGCGAACTATTACGAATTTCGAAGTTTTGCAGAGTGGAAAGCATTCGAACACATTGCTTTGGAAGATCCTGGTACTGGTATCAGGTTGGCCACGTTTTATCGTCGAGAAGCAGGTTCAGGTGGTGTTGTCGGTGACATAATTGCAAGATGGTCAATTGATGAAAATGGAAACTTTCTCACGATTCCACCAAATGCAGATGTCTACAATGACGGTGATTCTATTACTGGCATACTGCAAGATGGGAAGACTCGCAACTTTACAGTTCGCAAGTTCGCGAATGAACTGATGCTCACTCAGTTCTCTCCACGATTGACTTCTGGCCGTTGTAAGATTGCACCGATGGACCGAATTGTGATTTTCTATACCAAAAGATTTGTTCAGAACGGTAACGGATATTCTATTGCAACGAATCAACATACTGAATTGATTCGTTCGTTTACAGGTCTTGTGAATAGAGCATCCGTAAGTTACTCTGAGGGTCGAGCGATGGTCGAGATAGAGGGAGAAGATATAACGAAGTATATGCGTGTTGCCCTTGTTAATCTCAAACCAGCTGGTCGAGTAAAAGCTAGTTCTAATCGTTCGCCACTGGATCAGAATATAATTACTGGGTATGATGAACCAGTATCGCAAGGTGCAAAGTTTGGTGGAATATCCGCAGCAAATATGATTAGGTATCTCACTCTTGGTATGGACGGGTTAGTCGGAATGACCAGAAAAGAGATTGTGAGTGGTGCTTTAACCGATCAGGGTGTTGGTCAGTACAATCTTGGATCAACTAATGCACCACAAACACAAACGTTTGATGCACAAACGAAAACATATCAGATCAAAGACAATAAAGGAAAAGTGACTGATACAATCTATACTGCGGATATTAGCAGAGTCTTAGGTAGTCTTTTCCAGAAGTCCTCCGTACATGTTATCGACGTTGCAAAATTTTCGGAGCAATCCTATCAACCGTATAATATCGATACATCTGCATTTACTGAGTGGCAGGGTGACTACAAACCTCGACGAGATCTTGCGTATGAGATAGCAGAAGAAATTAACTTTGTATTCTACGCAGATCGAAACGGTGAGATTTGGTTCAGACCACCACGATATTCGAATCAATGGATCCTTGCAGCACCAAATCCGAGTATGTACGTACTAGACGACCAATCAATCATTTCATTCTCATTGATCGAAACTGATGAACAAGTAGTCACGAATATAATTGCATCAACAGTCGGCGATCAAAAGACAACACCTGATGATGCTTTGAAGGAGACCGGACAAAACTTTGCGACCTATCAGGATAATACACTTGTGATGAAGTACGGGAATCGACTCATGGTTATGCACAACAGTCTGATAAAACAAAAGACACGTGCGTACATGTATTTCTACGCAAAGAATCGACTACAACAACTACTTTCCGAACGTCTCCAGGGTTCGATTACTATTACCGGTCGACCAGAAATTGATGAGGGCATGCCTGTATTCGTCCCGTTTCTGAATATGGTTTACAATGCTGAAACTGTAGAAGATTCTATGGAAGTCGGTGGAACGTTTACAACAACTGTTAGCCTTAGTCACGGTCGAAAACCCTGGGACTTCATTCCAGAGTTTCTGACATATGGAAAGGATTTAGCTGGTGCGTTTGTTGATACAACACCATCACAGAAGAAGTCACAAGTGCAATCTGATCAACCACAATTGGATCAGAATCCAGATTTTGTTGCAACCCCAGATTTGAAAAAACGTATTCGTGCGTATTTCAATGAAGAAAACTCCACGAATACAGTTGATTCTGTGACAGTTAGTAAAAACAGTTTACAGTCTGCTCCATCGTCTCCTGCAGCAGATACAGTG